GCGTCTCTGCGCTGTTCGTTTAGCTTGACCCACTTCATCATTCGCGCAAACTCGTCGTTATTGCGTACGCGTGGTTCAATATTTACAAAGCTGTCTTTGTCGCTTGATGCGATCCGTTGATCTACATCACGGATATTTACAAACACTGCTGCATTTTTCTCTGCTTTAATCTGTACCCAGCTGCTTCCTACCGCTGTGTACTCAATGGTGACTTTGTCATCCGCCGCGCCTTGCAACACTGCGTTTTCCATTTTTTCATTATCTGACGCCCAAACTTCAATTTTTGAGTTTGCGTTCACTTGAAAACTAACGCGCTTCGCTTTGCCGCTTTCAAATGCAATAACATCGCCTGCTTTTACTTGTTGCCATTCTGACAACGACCCATTTTTAAAATGTTTCATTCGTTTCACTCCTGCTTGTTAAAATGGGCGGCAGGTGGGAGTGCCCACCGCCCGTCACATTACTTCTCAATACGTGCCGTATCTACCAAGTCTGTGATTACCTGATAATCCGACGTTGCATCTGCCTCTAGCAGACGTTCGCCGAATACTGTGTTGCCTGTGATTTCCATGTCTGAAATACACGTTATTTCAAAAGCGTCCGCGACTTGGTCGCTAAACACTTTCTTGTGCAAACTATCTACCAAATAAAAATCTGATGATAGTGTTGGATCGGTTGTTTCAACTGTCCAAATCTTTGCTCTATCTTCGTCAAACGCGTCGTTTGCTGGTCGATAGTACTTACCGCCTACGTTCACCATGTCACGCATCCATTCATGGTTTAATGGTGCGTACCCAAACGTACCGTTTGGTGTACTATGGTTTACGTCCAAGTGATCATTCTTTACAACTGATACTTGCTCTGGGTCCAATGTGTCAGCTAATGCATTAGGTAAATCGTCAGTACTTGTTGTGTATAAGAAGTAATCCTTCTTACGTTCCCACAACTGCTCTGGCACTATTTCAGCCGTAATCATAATTACGCCGCCCGTATTCATCTGTGGTGTACGAATGTTCAAATCTACGGTCGCGTAACCGTTTGTAACGCTTGTGTCCAAGTTTGCTGCATCCGTTGCATGACGCTGATTATACCCAATCATTGTTTGCTGTTTTGCTAACATAATTGGTTGTTTCATCGTTTCTTCTGGTACGCGTATACCTTCCATCAACAAATCAATAATGTGCTCGTCTTCAATTCCGTCGTACATACTACGCAATTTCGCAAACGCTGCTGTTTTCTTTGCTTGTTCAATGTCGGCTAACGACATTGTCGCATTGCCGCCTTCCGTCAATTCGGCCCAAACATCTTCCAACCCATCTGATCCTACAAATGTATATACACCATCTGTTAACGTGTACTCACCTGACGGTGCATTATTTTGTCCTGCCTCTGTCTGAGCTGATGTTGATTTCACAGGCGCTTTAAATGTTAAACCATTTAACGCGACTTCACCATCAATCAACTTTTGATCAAAATCTGGTACAATATGATTATTGTCCAGCGACCAAAATGCTTCTGCCAATCTATGATCAAAAGCATTGCGCAACGGCAAAGATGCTGACCGTGCTTTGCGTCTATGATTTACAATTGCATTATAAGCTTCGACTATAGTTACATTTAAATCCGTTGTTTCTGTATGTATGCCCATTGTTTGATAAAACAATGCTCTTCCATCCGCAGTATTTGTGTCAAAAAATGATGAAACTGTTGAATCTATTACTGTTGTTCCATTCCAAAATTTATTTTTCTCAAAAAACGGTACTACACTTCCACCTATACCTGTCTCGCCTTTATACGAACGGTTCAATTCTTCCATTGATCCATTAAAACGTTCAAAAGCTAACATTGGTACATAATGCGCCATTACATTGACGGTAATACCGTTGAGCAATAATTGATCTGTTTCCATCATCTCAATATTTACGCGTACTCGCCCACGCTTAACTGCGTCTTCGCGCAGCATCGGAATATACTTCAAAGGCAGGATTTTTCCTGCATCTGCTGATGTCAACACACGGCCGCGATCGCGTCGCGCGCTGCGTTGCACTGTAATTGGTGTACTTGGCACCATTTCTGTCATTCGCATTTTACTTTCTCCGTTTTATGCGTTTCATCATGGCAACAAACTTCTGCCGTACTTTTTTGCATTTCTTGCACGCCATTAATTTACGTATTTCTTCCATTCATCGTTCCACCGCTTGTCGCTCAATGGTGGAATTACTGGTGTATTCGGCATGCTGTTGATCAAATTTGACATTTTTCCAACAAACAAATCAAAATTACTTGCCATTGCTGGCGGTGTAATTTGTGTTGTTTCTGCTGTGCCTGTTAATGGTGCTGGCCTTAATACTTGATCTGCTATTTCTGTTTGTACTACGCCATCTACTGTCGCTCGCACATCACCTCTAATAGCTTCCATATCTTCTTGTATTAACGCGCCGTTTGGCAATATTCCCAAACGTTTTGCTACGCTTATTTCTAGTTGCTGCACGTTGTTGCCAACACGCACTGGTATATATCTATCATACCCTGCATAAAGGTCGACATTCGCCGCCCGTGCTTGATTTGCTAATATTCCAGTGTACGCTGTGTTTGCTATTGTGCTTTTTATTGTTTCTTTTCGCTGCTTTATTTCTAAATCGCGTACTTCTTTGTTGTATTTGTCGATCGGTGCTTGTCGCACTGCGTCAAATATTCCTGCTGCTGCGTTTCCAAAAGACGCTGCTTTTGATATAACTGGCAATCCTGTAAAACCTTGGCCGCCTGTTGCTCGCATTACTGTTAACGGATTAAACCCTGCGCGTTGCGCTGCGTTTCTCATTCTGACGTATTGATTGTCCTGATCCGCTATTGCTTGCTTGCGTTGTTGTTTTGCTGATGCATATGATGCAACTCCGCCTACTACATTGCTTGCTATCGTTAATTTTGTTGCTGTGCTCAATCCGCCTAATGAACTCAACAATCCTGCAAAAAAACCCATTATTTACATTCCTTTTATTAGTGGGGCGTATAGACATACGGCTGCAATCAGGCCCATTGCTGCGCCTGTTGCTAGCTCTTTCCCCATTTTCTTTATTTCTCGCGCAATTCTTTTTAATTGCGTCTCTGGCATAAACTCGCCCGTGCGATCATAAATCGCTTCATATGCTTCGATCGTTTGCTCTGCAAACTTGTAATCAAAATCGCTTGGTAAATCTTGTTTGCGCTTCATTTCTTGCGCTCCTTATGTGATAGCACAAGATCAATTAGTATCAATCCGAGACTTGTCGCTGCGGTTTCTACTGCTACGCTTTGTTCCGCTGCGTAGCCCATTGACAATAGGGCTGTACCCAGTACTGTACCAAGTCGTCTAAGAATTGGTTTGGCCAATTCTCTTAACACAAATTCCATAATCGTTACTCCCGTTATCCGATAATGTGAATTATTGTTATTTTTTTTTGTGCTGTCAAATATTATTTTCATCAGTATCTTTAACACCATGGTATAAATTCCTTCCTGCCACTTCCTACGCCTTTTATCTTGTTATTTCGTGGCCTATCCTTGCACCTTACCCGCAGCCTTTCGTCTGACCGCACTTGTTGTTTGGGGGTTTCTCGCTTTAAGCGTCTTCCAGTGGGTGAGGGTGCTACGGCAACGCTTACTGGTATTGTTCGGCTGATAGCCGTTGTTTCTCGTGCAACTGTGCCAATTGCTCGAGTTCGTCGCGTTGTGCTTCTTCGAATAATCGAATTCGCTTTATTTTTGACCGCCCTATTATTTCGGATGCGTTTTCTCGCTCTTCTCGCCATTCGCCGTCCTCATATATCCATGTTTCGTTTTCTTTACCATGTATCACTATTTCGTTTCCAAAATAGTTTGCCTCTATCCATGTGCCCTGATCTTCGTCTGTGCCCATTTGCCTCCATGGTTCATAATACATCACATCTTTATGATGTAACCGCTTTACTAACTCTTCGTCTGTATACTGTACCGAATAGTTCTTTTGATCCCACTCGTCATAAAACTCGCTTTGCGGTTCTTTTCCGTATTTCTGTATCCATCCATCCTTAAACGCGTTCATAAAATTCTC